AAATTACGCACAGAAACAGCATCAGGATTCTTAGCTGGTTTAGGTAAATTACGCACAGAAACAGCATCAGGATTCTTAGCTGGTTTAGGTAAATTACGTACAGAAACAGCATCAGGATTTTTAGCTGGAACGTCCTCGCCACCTATTCTTCTAAGCTGTCCTTGCAATCTGGCAAGTCTATTTTTACTAGGATTTGACTTAGCTCTTTCTCTCGAAATAGCTTCTAATAAATTATCTCTTGCATTTTCTTTTGCCATTTATTTGCTCCTTACGGCTCCGCCACCACGAAGAGCAGCACCGCATCCACGGCCAACACGGCCACCTTTTTTACGAATTTCAAATCCTTGTCCGCCTTCACCAGCAGTTAGGTTTCTAATTTCTTTTTCACTAATTTTACCACGGCCCGTTAAGCCCATCTTCTCAGCTACTTCTCCTTTAGGAGGAGAATACTGTCCAGTAGTAACAAGTTTAGTCTTACCATTTTTCATTCTAACAATTTTAGCTTGACCAGTTTTAATAAAGCGTCTAAGCTGCGCTCTTGAATATTGTTTTAACTCAGGGTCTAGTTGGACTTTAGAAAGAAGGTCTGTATTAACACCGCCTTCAACTTTATTACCAGCACTGTCTGTTGTAGATGTACGCCTACCTGAAGGTACTTCTCCTTCAGACTGTTTATTTAATATTGCTCGTTGTTCTGCAACAGTTTTTTTATTAAAACTTCTTGGATTAATACCTGTAAGTCTTTGAATTTCTCTGCTCTGTGCTTTTCCAAATTTACTGGGCTTCTTATCTGAAGGTCGATCACCCTTAACTGTTTTAGAAACAGGTTTAGCATCTTCTTTAATCTGGGCTTTAGCTGCTTTCTTATAAGCATTAACAGACATATCATTAGACTTAGCAGCTTTAGCAATAGCAGCATTAGCGGCTCTGCTGTTTTTACCTTTACTTGTTAAAGCTTTTAAAATAATTCCAGATACTTTACCAGTAAGCCCTGACATAATTACTCTCCAGCTTTTTCTGTGTAAATAACTTTCTCATCCATAGAATAATCTACAACTACATTTTCAGGTTTGCCTACAACAGACGGACCCTTACGTGCAGCACCGAAACCCTGACCAGTAGGCTTACCAGTAATAGCATCAAGGTCAGCAGGATAAGCCAGCAAACTGTGCGGCCCTCTTAAATAAGTTTTCTTCATGATCTTCTCCTTCTTCCCTTTGCAGCCATCGCGGCCATTTTTTTAGCACCGTACTTTTTTCTTCCAATGTATGCTGCTAAAGCTTTAGGGTTTCTAGCCCCACGTTTTTTTAAATTAGAAACTGTTTTTTTAAATCGTTTGCCAGAACCAAGAGGTGGCTTTTTCTTTCGACCACCCTTAGTAACTTGCTGTCTAATGCTGGCGCGACTAGTAGCCATTAGTCATAACAAGAAGCAATAAGACTATCACCACCACTAGCAGCTTTTACAACACCGCCATGTTTCTTATATACCATGCCGCCCTTCTTATACTTCATCACCTGACCACCGCCCATTTTCTTGTTCATAGCTTTAGCAGAATCGGCTTCCATCTCAGACATGCGATTGCCACGTTCTACTGCACCTTTACCAATAGGAGGAGTCGGCTTGTCCTTTGGCTTTGCATTTATTGTATCAAAATCTTTTTTAGTTATCTTACCATCGTTATTTACATCTAGCTTCTTTTGATTACCTTTTAAAACTTGTCCGGGTTTTTTACGATAAACAATTTTACCACCAGCTTTTTTATTTGTTGCTCTACGAGCAGCAACGTTTCTTTTACGTTGTGCTACTTGTTTAGGAGTAGGAGTAAAACCTTCTAATATTTCACCTGTTTTCATATATGTAGCTACCGCATCTTTTGGCTTTTTAGGTTTAGTAGGCATAACGCCTTTTTGCTTTCTGCGGGCCTCATCAGCCTTAACTCTTGCTCTTAAAGTATCTGCTTTATCCGCAGCCTCTAGTTTTTTTAATTTAGCTATTTCTGTTTTAGATGCAGTGTTGTTGTTAACTTTCTTTTCAAGAGCTACTTTGTTTCTAGCTCTAGGACTTACCAAACCTTGTCCTGCTCTACCTGTGCTTGATCCTGAACCAGCAGATGGATTCTTAAGTAATTTTTTTGCAACGCCTGAAGCGCCTTTAGTAAAAAGTCTTGATACCATTAGCTTGTTCCTTGTATAATTGTGTCGGGTCCGCCAGCAGGACTAGCAGCGATTTCCATATCGTCTTGTCTAGTTCTACGTGCCTGATTACGAAGTGATGTGATTGCGTTATCATACTGTCCCTGCCAAACTGGAAGAGTAGCCCAGTCTTTCATATACATAGTGGCTTCTAACATACAACCATAGAACAAAGCATTATAGCAATACTCACTGTAATAGTTTGAAACCGTCACACTTGTACCTGTTGCCGAAGCAAGAGCTAAAGGCCGTGACGCTGTTTGAACAATACCTGACAAAGTTGATGTAGGTGTTGGTACGATGTAAATTGATCCATTCGTTTTCCGTGAATAGTAACGGGGAGTTCCTGTAGATGTAGCAATAGGCCAGTAGTCTGTAGCATACTCATAAGTTCTTAGTAACAAGTTTACCTTTGAAGAGGCTGGAACTCCAGTTACACTGACACTTGTGGTGTAATTTACATTACGAACAATACGCACTCTATCATTAAGTGCGATACTGGCATTAGTCGCTACATATGAAATAGCGGTATACTCATCTAAACCAACATCGTCTAAATCTTTAGTAAGACGTAGTTCTGTTTTTTCAATCAACTTAGGAATTTGATCCGCAAACTCAGTCGAATCATTCTCAGTTGTATTAATAATGTCAGTCTTCAGATAAGAATAAGAAGGCATGTCAGCCTACATATAGTGTAATCGTGGGAGTCATAACGCCAGTACCTGAGTTGGCAACACTAAGCACACCATAAACACCAACACCCATATCTCCAATATACATATCATTAGAATCTAAAGCACCAACACGATATCGAATAGCCGTACCCTTGGCAGTCTTATTGGTAATCTGATTTGCACCAGTAATTACAATCTCACCAGCAAGAGTAGCATAAGTATGGATAGCCATAACACGAGTTGTCTGAGGAACTGGTCCACCACCATTTGCTCCAACAGTTAAATTACTGTCTACATATCTGAAGCCATTAATAATAGCACCGTCGCTACTTACATTTTGAGCAACTTTAATATTTGTACCCATATTTAATTCCTTTATAAATAAAGAGTCGAAGGAGAAAGCAACATTTAGCCGCTCTCTCCTTCTATCTTAATTAACCTTCGCTACCGAAGAAGCCACGCCAATCAGAGACACCGAAGCTATAACGCTCCCGAGCCTTAAATCGGATGTTTCCAGTATCGAAGTCAGGTTCCATCTTCGTCTGAAGCGGAGTACGAACAAACATCTTAGTGCCGTTCGGAACATCCGTCTTGACAAACCACGCATCAGTGTCAGTAAACCGACGATTGATATAGTAGCCTTCAGGAACCATACCCAAGTGACGAGTCGCGTTAATAGCGTTGTTATTTGGGTTAGCCTGTGCAGCACTCGTCTGAGTGTTACCGGGGCTGCTTAGAACGCGATCTGCAATGGCCCACGAATCAACGGGAACATGCAGCGAAACCGCGCTGGCACCAATAAGAATACCACGATCATCTTCAATCTGCTGAAGAGCAGTCAGAGCCGCCTCAAGAGTGGCTTCCGAAAGATCGGCAGCACCAAGAAGGTTGGACTGATTACCAGCAGAGATGGTCGGATGAGCAGCAGAGAAGAACGCAGCACCGTCACCAATAGCGGTCGAGAAACCATTATTGAAAAGTGCAGCAGCCTTGACCTGCTTGGTATTCGCCATCGCACGAGCGAGACCGCGCGCACGAAGCTTGGCAAACGTGTCATACAGATTGTCTTCCATTGCTTCTTCCGTAACCGCGAAAGCAAGCGCAATAGTTTCAGCCGTATAACGGGCAGTGTAACTTTCCTGAGCGTCGTCATAGGAGACAGCAGCACCTTCACCCTTGGTCGGCGCAGAGCCGAAACCAGTGAAGAGAACTTCTTCCTCGAATGCACGATCAGAATTCTCAATATCAAAAAGAGGTTCGTGTTCGTTATTAACCTCTCCATACTCCATTCCAAATACGGCATTCAGGCCCGGAAGGAGTTCTTTTGAAATACTAGCTCTATTAATAGCCATGATTAATCCTCCCTATTAAGCCGTTGAAGCCGTAGCAGTGACATAACGATCCCGATGGGTGTTAAGCCAAACTTCGACAATTGGATAAGCGTCATTGTTACCTTCGTCAGGATACTGAGCGCGGCCAACAACACGAGCAGCAAGCTCGGTTTCAGCACCAGAACTAGCCATCAGGTAATAGCTGGACTGCCCAGTTACCGTGCTGCCCGAACTAGCGGTAGAACTAACTGTAACAGTGTAGTTCTTAGCAATCGCTGCTTCAGCAGCAGAAAGAGTCAAAGAACACTGAATGTAGTAAGTCTGTGCCGGATCAGTAATAACAAAGAATTTAATATCTGTGGCGGATGTCCCACCATTCCAATAACGAGAGAACTTCTGTTCTCCATTTTCAACATACTGACAGCCCATGAAAACGCCCGAGGGCTTCAAGGTACCGGCAATAAACGGCGAGATCGTTGCAAAGTTCGCGCCCGGAAGCACGACAGGATCGCCTGTAAAAATGTTGTTACTAGG